TGTCATTTTGGATCTTCCCGGCGTTGCCTTCGTAGTTCACGTTATAGGGCGGGTCGGTCACCGTGAGGTTTGCGAGCTTTCCGTCCATCAGCAGGGTGAAAGTGTCCGCCTTGGTACTGTCGCTGCAGACGAGGCGGTGATTGCCGAGCAGCCACAGGTCACCGAGCTTCGTGATGACGGGCTTCTTTAGTTCCTCGTCAACGTCGAAGTCGTCCTCATGGACATTTTCGGCCGCGCCGGACAGCTTGTTCAGTTCCGCGTCGGTGAAGCCAAGCAAAGAAACATCAAAGGCATCGGCCTGCAGATCGGACAGCTCGACTGCGAGCATTTCATCGTCCCAGCCTGCGTTCATGGCGAGACGATTGTCCGCGAGGATATAAGCGCGTTTCTGCGCTTCGGTCAGATTCTCCGCAAACACGCAGGGAACGGTGGTATAGCCTTCTTCCTTGGCGGCGGCCACACGGCCGTGCCCGGCGATGATGTTGTAATCGCTGTCGATGATTACGGGAGAGACAAAACCAAACTCCCGGAGACTGGCACGGAGCTGCACGATCTGCTCCTTGTTGTGCGTCCGCGCATTTCTGGCGTAGGGTACCAGCTTGCCTATATCCACTTTTTCAAAGCGTTCTGTATTCGCCATTGGTTATTTTCCTTTCCGCGCCGTCAGCAGACGCTCCATCAGATCGTCCTGCGGATTGTCACCGCTGTATCCGGCAGCGCAGTTTTCCTTTACGATCTGAAAAATCTCAGCCCAGTCTGCGCGGGTCTGGCACTTGAAGTTGTTTGCCATTGTCACATAGGGTGAGGCAATTGCGTTGCCGGTGGTCGGGTGCTTGGCAAGAAAGCCGTATTCCGTGATGGCCTCCTCACACTGAATCCAGCGGGCGGCGCTCATGGCGTACCGCTCGATGGTATCCGGAGGAACGAGGTGAGCACAGCCACGGTCGGAGAGCCACTGCCAGACGGATTTGTAAATGTCCCCGGCGGGCAGTGCCTTGCCGTCCTTTTGAACCGCCGAGAGCATTTCTTTTGGCTCCGGCATATCCTGACCGCGCAAGTCCGGAGCATTTTTGAATTCCATAACGGTGAGCGGATGCTTGCCCGGATTGCCGTCCGCAATTTTATCTGCCAGCGGCTTCCGTTTCGCTCCGGCACCGGCTCTTACACCACCACGGTTTGTTCCGTCCTTGGCCATACTGTGATTCCTCCTTCCGTGTAGGGGTCAATATGCCGTTTGATTCTGCGCACGAACGCATATGACCCCACGCCGCTGTCCTTAATATTTTGGTTTGAGGATTTAACCTTCCCCACCGGCAGCAGCGTCTGCATTTTGGTCTGTATCATAATGTGATACAGACCTCAACGGTCGTGCCAGCGGTCGCCGGACTCCGCAGTGATACGGGAGTGACAGGTCTTGCACAGCGCCATAAGGTTGTCTTGGTAGCTGCTGCCACCCTTCGAGAGTGGAAGGATGTGGTGTACCTCCTCGGCGGGGACAATCAGTCCTTGCTTCTCACATTCCTCACAGAGCGGGTGCGCCTTGATGTAGCGGTCGCGGATACGTTTCCATGCACGACCGTACCGTTTGTTTGAAGCGGGGTCGCGCTCGTATTTGTTATATTGTTTGTCCATGAGCTTCTGATGCTCGCCGCAGTATTGCTCACTCACAGCAAGCCGACCGCAGCCGGGATAGGCACAGGGACGCTTTGGTTTGTAGGGCATCGTATCACCTCCTCGCAGGGTATAAAGAAAGCCCTGCGGGATTACTCCCACAAGGCTCATCTTCATTCTGCTTTTCTGATTATAATACTATCATAAGAGGCAGGTGTCTTTCAGTGTCTTTTTGTGTCCACTTCAGGTAAAGCAGGAATGATGCATTCCTCCAGCGCCCGAATGTGTAGCTTGTGCGTGTACCGCAGGTCGTAGCCCATGTCCACGGCAATCTTCTCCCACGAGAGGAAGCAGAGGTATCGCTTCTCCAAAAGCGTCTGGTGTTCCGGGTTTGCCACCGCTTTGATAACGCCCATGATTTCCTTCTTGAGGTCGACCAACGTGTCTATGTCACGGTTGATGTCGTTCTGCAGGTCGACGATTTTACAAACGGCATCTGCCATACGGGAGACGGAGCCGCTGGGATTACGGGGCATACCCGTCAGCACTGATGTACAGGTTGTTGCCAGCTCATTCAGTGAATCAATCTGCTGGAGCTTTGATTTGATGCGCATATCCAGATAACGCGCCTGTGAAAGGTAGGTTTTAGTATTCATAGCGCACCTTCTCCTTTCTCAGCTTGGAGATCAGCATTTCAGGATTTATGCTTGTCAGAACGCCAAACCAACCGGAACGGAAGAAACGCTCGATGCTGGCGAGCTCCTGTTCATCGTCATGCAGCCGATAATCCTTGACGGCCTGCAGCACGATGGCATTTGCGAGATTTTCGTAAGGATCGTTCATAATCTGTACCTCCGAATTTTTGTAGTCCTCGGATTGGCACGGATTGTCGAAGTTTGTCTCAGATTTTCAGGTCTGCCTTCACAGCGGCGATTAGGGCGGACTGCGTACGGTCCTTGGCGGAGAGCGCCTTCAGCATCCGGCTGTCAATGGTGCCTTTTGTGATGATGTGCTGCACCACAACGGTATCCGCAGTCTGACCCTGCCTCCACAGGCGGGCGTTGGTCTGCTGGTAAAGCTCCAAAGACCAGGTCAGCCCAAACCAGACGATGCAGGAGCCGCCGCTTTGCAGGTTCAGCCCGTGACCGGCGGAGGCGGGGTGGATCAGCGCCACGGGCAATTCACCGCTGTTCCATCTGCGGATACTGTCGGCACTGTCCAATTTAGAAAATGGAACGTGGAGCTTTTGCAGCCGTTCGGTGATACGGGCAAGGTCATGCTTGAACCAGTATGCCACCAGAAGGGGTTTGCCGCCGGCAGCTTCGATGATATCCTCCAACGCATCCAATTTCCGGTCATGAAGATTGACTATGCCGCCGTCATCAGTGTAGATAGCGCCGTTTGCCATCTGGCAGAGCTTACCGGTGAGGGCGGCAGCGTTAGCGGCGGTAATGTCGCCGTCCGGCAGCGCAAGCACCAGATCTTGCTTCAAAGCATCGTACCGTTTTTTCTCATCATCGGATAGATGAACGGCATATTCGCTGCTGATCAGCTCCGGCATTTGCAAAAGGTCAGTGGAACGCATGGAAATGGTGATATCGCTGATTTTATCATAGATGCGCTGTTCCGCTCCCGGCAAAGGCTTGTAGCTGAAGATGACCTGTCCATTGCGTTTATCCGGCTGGAAATATTCGAGCCGGTAGTGGCTGATGAACCGTCCCAGCCGAGCGCCCATATCCAACAGTCGGAACTCCGCCCATAAATCCATAAGACCGTTGCTGCTGGGAGTGCCGGTCAGCCCGATGATGCGCTTGACCGTGGGGCGTACCTTCATGAGTGCCCGGAAGCGTTTGGCCTGATAATTCTTGAAGGAGGACAGCTCATCCACCACCACGGTATCGTAGTTGAACGGCAGTCTGCTGTCCTCAATGAGCCACTGGACGTTCTCACGGTTGATGATGTAAATGTCGGCGGGCTTCATCAGTGCCGACCGACGTTCCGCTTCGGTGCCGACGGCCACGGAGCAGATGAGGCTCTGCAGGTGATCCCACTTATCCGCTTCAGCCGTCCATGTATCCCGTGCTACTCGCAGCGGGGCAATGACCAGAATGCGGTGCGCTTCAAAGCTGTCAAATAGCAGGTCGTTCAGCGCCGTCAGCGTTATAGAAGTTTTGCCAAGTCCCATATCAAGCAGCACGGCGGAGATGGGGTGCTCATCAATGTAGCGGGTAGCATATTTTTGATATTTATGTGGTTTGTATTGCAACAAGAATCCCTCCAATCTGCTGTTCATCATCAAGGACAAACACCTTGAAGCCAAGCCGTCGAAGCAGCCCATGCCTTGCAAGCTGCAATGGGCGCGGTTTGCAGCCCATCGACTTGACTTCTACGAAGCCGATATGACCTCCCGGTAAGAGCACGATACGATCAGGCATTCCGTCAAATCCGGGGCTTACGAATTTGGGGCAGATACCGCTCATATTTTTCACTGCAGTCACCAGCTTTTGTTCAATTACTTTTTCTCTCATGATCGTTACCTCCTATTGGACAGGTGGTCAGATTTTCCTATACGCGCGCAAATACATACGGACGAGACACCTATTTCCATTTAATTTCACCTGTTTTTGTACTATATAGAAATAACTGTCCATCTGTCCGAAGTTGCTCCTTTTTGCCTTGTTCTATAGGGCTTTTTGAATGGACAGGATTTAGGCATGGGACAGGTTGCCAGTCCTGTCCCAACGACCTGTCCACATTTATCCTTAATCCCGTCTGTACAAACGCTGCCTTCCATAGATGGGCTGCGTTTCCCGGTCATCGCTTCTCTTCCAACCATCGATACGCAGCATAATCGCCGCTATCGCATAAGAATCGGAGGGCTTGATGTCCTCTTTGCGCTTGCCGAAGCATTCGCACCAGATTTCCAAATTGCTGACGCTGTCTCGCCGCACGGTGCCTTTCGGCTGAGTGGGTCCGTCCGGGTCACGGATATATTCCTGTCTGGCATACACATCCAAGGCGACCCAGTTTTCCGGCAGCGGCAAATTGAGATACGCACTGACCAGACCCTCCCGGTCATCCTGCTCCATAGCGGCAGACTGTTCCGACTGCGACAAGGCCTCCAGATCAGAATCCAGATACAGCTTTTCACCACGCTCCACAAGTACCAGCGCCTCCGCCCAAATTTGCTGCACATCCTCCTTGGCAAGCTGCCACGGTTTCAGCCTGCCGGTGCCGGGCGTTTTCACCGTCCAGAAGCGGCGGTTGCCGGTAATATCCCGGAGATAGCCATTCTGGGAATTGGTCGTGCCAAAGAAGATGCACTGTCTTGGATGGGGCGTGACCCGGCGGCCGAAGGAAGCGCGGTACTTGTCGTCCTGCCGGGAGATGAACGCTTTCACCTTGTCGATGTCCGCCTTCTTCATGCCCGCCAACTCGCCAATCTCCAATACCCAGTACCCTTGCAGCTTTTCGGCGGCGGTCTTGTCGTTCATATCTGTCAGGGATACGCTGTCGGAGTACCATTCACCGCCAATTTTTGCAATTAGCGTGGACTTGCCAATACCCTGTGGACCGTTCAAAACCGGAATGTAGTCGAACTTGACGCCGGGATGCTGCACCCGGGCAACCGCTCCGCACAGAGTTTTGCGGGTGACGGCGCGTGTATATGCGTTGTCGTCGGCGCCAAGGTAATCGATCAGCAGTGTTTCAGCGCGCGGCACACCGTCCCAAGGCGGCAGTGAGGCGAGATATTCCCGGATGGGGTGATAGGAACGATCGTCCACCACCTTGGAAACGCCAATCTGGTAGTTCCGTGCGGAGAAAGTGCCGTAGTTGGCGTCCACATAGCAGATGAGCTGCGCATCATCGGCATCCCGCCAGAACCGCGCCGGGTGTTGCCATGGCACGGTGCCTTTGATCTCCATCCCATCCGCGAGTTGGTTGAAACAGATGGCTTTCAGGTTTTCATCATTTTCCAGAATGAGCGTGATGTTGTGCAGGCTGTTCTGGATCTGACCGTTGCGGTCACGCTGCAGGCCCTTCGCCCAATCGTCAAACTCCGCCGCTGCTGACGCCTGCTTTTCTTGCAGCAATAGGGCGCTGACCTGTTCATCCCTGACCGCAAACTCTGCCATGGCGGCGAAGGACTTTTTCTCATCCTCATCGCCAAATTTATGGATACGCACAAGGTCGAAAGCGTTCAGCAGCTTGCCACAGGCGGGGTCGGTGGCATGGTGGCTGTAGGCGAATTTGTCATCGTAGATCACGACACCGGCGGTGCTCTCGCCGGGAAGGTAGTCATAGCGGTCTTCGGTAACGGACGGAGCATATACATCCGAAAGAAACTTGTCAATTGCCGCAGTGACACTGTAAGTACGGCAGAACGCCCCTACAACACCAGACTTACCGAGTGGGTCCTCCTGTGGCTTCTGGCTCGGCTTGCTGACCTTACTTTCCCGCGAGGTAGTAGGCAGCAACGAGCAGTCCTGCCAATGCGGATGCGCTGCCATGATTGCGTCCGGGTTGAGAAGCTCGCCTTCAAAAAACTCGCAGAGGTAGTCGCCGTTTGACGGGCAGGTGGGCCAGTACATGAGCTGATTGGGGACGAAGGAACACTCATCAAACATATCGATGCCGAGCTCCGCCGCCATGAAGCGGGAGATTGCCACGAACTCGTCTGCGGAAACATCTCGCACAAACGGTGCAACAATGCGGAGCCTTGGCGATTCCGGCGTATGACTGTGCGTAGAATACACCGCACACTTGAAGGCCAATTTTTCCTTAAGCGCGGCAATGAACTCCGGCGTCGCGTTATCAACGTCAGGCGTCCACAGCGAACGGCAGGAGACATTTCCTACCTTGCGAAGGTTGTCCCGCAGATGTCCGCCTACGAAGCCGCCTTTGTCCTTTATCTCATCGCGCTTGGGCTTTGGCAGTTTGGCATATTCCTCTGCAGTTTCCGTCGTGCGTATCGGCGTTTTCAGCCGGTCGCATATATCATCGAAGGACATGGTCTTATTTGACCAGAACTTCGCCTGTCGGGAATTGCCGAGGGCGATCTTCAATTCACGCATAATAGCCATTCCTCCTGACTCTTGGATGTTCGCCATGTTCAAATCGCGCCTGCCGTGCCATCTTAAAAGCCCACAAAGTCGCTGCATCATCACGATCGTAGGTGTAACTGCCGTCATCGCCGAACAATTCAAACTTACCCTTTTTGTTTATGCCGGGATGAGCCACAAAGTAATCGCCATCGATTGTTTCAAAGTTAAAGGGATACGGTCCGCCAGCAACTTCAGGAAAGCCACTATAGCCCAAATCTTGACAGCAATCTTCTATATCCCTTATATCATCACCATCTGGAATTCCGGCGACAACGAGAATGGGATTCTTGATCTCATGATCCTCTATGTCTCTGATTCCGCTGAACTGGTAAATCTTATTGGCGTCTGCGGCGGTCATTTTCCCTTTGACCTCAACATACAGATCTTCCGGGCTTCTTCCAGCACAGCCATGAAGCAGAAAATCTGGCAGATAGCACTGGCCGTTCGGAAGTTCAAACCCTTCCGGCTCATATTCCCATTTCACTCCGCAGGCATCAAAGAAAACTGCCCACCGTGCCTCCAGCCTTGAACGGAAGCGGTAACCCTTATACTCCGTTGGTATTGCTGTAATCTTGTTCATTTTTTACCTCCTCACAGTTTTCGTTAAAGTAGCGCAAGCGGTAGTCCTTCCACTTGGCGCGTTTGATTTCTGCCTCCATGCCAGCTGAGATGCTGCTGCCGAACACCCAGACCTCGGCGCATTTGCTCATAAGGGCGTTACCGAAGAACAGCCCGAGCCGGCGCTCTTTCGGGTTGTTGTCATCAAGGAACTGCGGAAACAGCAGGTGCGGGGCGACGGGTATGTAGCCCTTGTCTACAGCACAACGGCTGTAGCGTTGCGCCGCAGCGATGTTGCCTTCCACATCTCCTGAAAACGGAGAGCAGATATACACGATAGGCCGGAATGCACGAAGCGCACGTTCCTCTTTTTCAATCATGGTCATAGCTTCATAGGCGGTAGGGTCAAAGTAGCCCTCACTGTTGAATTTACATATACTCATGGGAACACTCCTTTCACGGCGGGCTTTCCGTCCACCTCTACTTTCCATTGGAGATGAAGACCCGTATTTGACGAACGCCCCTCAATCTTTTTTATAAAAATCCGTCTTATAACCGTCAGCACGGAGGATCAGGCCCTCTGCCCACGGTGGCGTTCGACCCATCTGCTCACAAACCGCTGCAAGCGACATACGCGGGTCGGCTTCGATTACAAGCTCATCGTGTATATGCATGACGACGGAGTAACAGCGGAGCGTCCGCATGGTGTAGCAGAGAATATCTCGTGCGGTGGCCTGAACGATGTTCTCCACGAACTTCGGGCCATAGGAGTCGAGGCGTTCCCACTTTTTTGTGCCACCGACACCTTCGTAGGTAATGCAGTTGCCGCCGAATTTGTTTTCACCGATGCGTGGCTTCACATAGGCGAGGCGTCTGCCGGACGGGAGTGTAATGAACAGGAAGCCGCTCTGATAGGCGAAGCGAATGCCATGCGTTACAGCCGTTGTTTTCTCCCTGACCGCCGTCATTGCAGCACGGTCAACATCCCACCAGAATTGCACAATATGCGGGTTCGATTGTCGCCACGCGGTGACCAACGGCGGAAGCTCATCTTCAGTTAAGCCCATATCAAGAGCGCCCATTGCCTTGAGAGCACCGACCGATCCGCCGTAACCGAGCGCGAGCTCTGCGATTTTGCCTTTCTGCCGCAGGTGACTGTTGATACCATGTTTCTCGACCGGCACCTTGAACATCTGTGACGCGGAAGCGCAGTAAATATCGCCGCCATTCTTGAACACCTCGGTGCGCCAATCCTCACCGGCAAGCCACGCGATCACGCGAGCTTCAATGGCACTGAAGTCGCTTACAATGAACTTTGCACCGGCTCCTGGCACGAAGGCTGTGCGGATAAGCTGGGAAAGCGTGTCAGGCACATCCTCGTAGAGCATTTCAAGAGCGCCAAAGTCTCCGCCGCGCACAAGAGCGCGGGCTTCCGCCAAATCCTCCAGGTGGTTCTGGGGCAGGTTCTGCATCTGGATTAGCCGACCTGCCCATCGCCCCGTACGATTTGCGCCGTAGAACTGAAACATTCCACGGGCGCGGCCATCGGCGCAGACAGCATTCTCCATCGCCTGATACTTTTTCACTGACGATTTTGCAAGCTGTTGCCGAAGTGATAACACATCGGCAAGCTCCGGCGGCGCTGTTTTGAGCAGTTCTGCAACAGTCTTTTTGCCGAGTGTGTCCGTTTCCAGACCGTTGTCGGCAAGCCACTGTTTCATCTGCTGCACCGAGTTCGGATTATCCAGTTCGGTGAGCTGCTTCATCGCCGCTGTAAGCTCGGATCGGGAGCGCCCGTCAATGGCGATAGCTTCCCGCACAAGCATCATATCCAGCGCCACGCCTCTGTCGTTTATTTCTTGGTCGAGCTGATATTCGTCCCATACGAACTCCGGCACTGGGAACTTGGAGAGCTTCGCCTGTATGGACATTTCCGTTTCCACATCACGCACGTTATACTTTTTGAACGCTGACCACTTGTCCGGCGCGTGATACGGATAATTGCGGGTGCGTTCACCATTGGCTTTTGTCGGTGTGCAGGGCTGGCAGAAGTATTTGATGAGGTCCTTGCCCTCGGTCAGCTTCTGCTTATCCAGCTTGAGCACCGCGCCGACACCCTCCAGCGACAGCGGCAAACCCATCGTCGCCGCCCAGACCATGGAGCACCGCCACGAAACCGGATCGATATATTCGCCGGTCGGTAGGCCAATAAAGCGAGAGAGACAAATCCTCTCGAAACTGGCGTTGAACGCCCACTTGGTCACAGCCACATTGGTAAGCGCTGCGATGATGTCGGCGGGTAGCGTCTCGCCGCAGGCAAGGTCAACCACCTGCACAGCGCTACCGTCTACGGAATAGCCAAACAGCAATATTTCAAAATCCGGCGCTTCGACATAGCGGTACACGCCAGACTTGGGCAGGCTCACGCTGGAAAAAGTCTCAATATCTATGCTGAGTGTTTTCATAATCAACCGTCCTTAATGAGAACAAGGCGGCAAAGAAATCTCTGCCGCCTGTCCCTGTAGCTTTACTTGAATTCCTTCATGCGCTGCTCGTGGTATTCGAGGTCACGAGCGGCCTGTGCTTTTTCACGCTTTTCGCGTTTGCGGTCATACGCCGCGCCCTGAATCGCGGTGATAAGGAACACAACGCTGAAGCAGAGCCAGATGGCGATGAGAGCGGTCACTAAGATGGTCTGTAAAGATGTCATAGATTTTCACCTTTCCTTTCTCAGTTCAAGAACTCGTCGTCATCATCGGTGGCGAAGTCGGACTCGGCCGATGCCTTGCCGCCGAGAGGCTCACCATCGCGGAGCTTCTGCAGGTTGTTGAGGCCACAGGCGATGCCCTTGTTGCCGTTGCTGTTAAATGCGTAGAAGCTGATGCTGGCGCGGCCATACACACCGGAGTAAACTTCGGAGCGGGTCAGGACGGGATTGCGGTCGGCATCCACGATGCCGGGAGCCGTGGTCGCGTTGGCGTTGATGAAGTAAGCGTTCGCGTAAGCCTCATCATCGGGACGTTCTGTATCACCATCGCGCAGGGGCGTTTTAAGTGCGGCCATCGGAGGCACGGACTTGCCATTGCCCTTGAGCTTGGCCTCGCCTTCGTGGTAAGCCGCCTCAATCGCTGCTTTGATCTTGGCGACCGTCTTGGTGTCGGACTTCGGAATGATGAGGCTGACCGAGAACTTCGGCGTGCCGCCGTTGATGGACTTGGCCTCCCAGACGTTGGCGTAAGACCAGCGGGTGTCGGGACCAGTGATGACCTTCATCGGGTTGTTTACCTTATTTGTGCTGTTATTCATAATCGTTTTCCTCCATAAAATCATTTTTGGCTGTGTTCATCGCCGGACGCTTATCGC